CACGACCCTTTCCCAAAACAAAAAGAATGCTTTCGTGCGTCAAGTGAATCTGAACTCGACAAATCTCACTGAACTTCGTAAAGAAATAAATACCGAAATACAATCGATAAAGAACACCAAGCGCGCGAAGAATTTGGATGAACTCGAGCAGTATCTTCAACCACTTAACATTAATAAAACCAAGTTTATTCAACGTTTCAAAAACTCTAACATTTCATTGGAAAATATCAAGGTGGCCATCAACAAGGAGGTAGCCGTAAAAGGTGACCTAAACAGTAAGAAACGCACACTGTCTAACAAGATAGGTGAAGCTAAAACGTACAACGTCGCATTCAATTTTAACACGAACATGTCCAAACTGAATACTCCCGAGAAGGTTGAAGAACTTAATCGAAAGGTTGATGAAGTCATAGAGTCTGTCATCAATAAACAGCGTAATACACTTTCGAACAAAATCATCAACTCCGACGTGAAGAATGATTTCATGAATAAAGTGACTGCCGCAAAAACACTCAAAAATATTAAAAATGTTCAGGCGCAAATTGACACCGCCATGGCTTCTAAAAAGTCTGCAAAAAATGCGGAAATTAACAGATATATGAAAAATCTCGGACTCACCAATGATAACGTTAAACTCGTCGTGGCTCGAAATCTCGATTTAAATAAAAGTAAGGAAATGGCAAATGTCATGTTGAATACAAAAAAGCGGACCGCGCTCACAAAAATTCTCGATGAAAAAAAGATTCCGGTCGCAGATAGAAAGGAATTCTATAACCAAATTACAAAAAATTCGAACATCAATATAATCACAAAAAGTATTGACGCATATCTGACTAAGAAGTCACGAGAAACCATAAACAATATAACCCAAGTTCTTAATAAATATAACCTCAAAGCAGAGGATCGTAATGCCATATTGAGTAATTGGAATTATTACCCAAACATGACAGTACTCAACGTAAAGAACCAAGCCGGTAAGTTTGCTAGTGCGTATAAAACGGAAAAGGAGGCTGCTCTTCGCCGATACCTTACAGATGAACTTAAGCTCAAACAGAATGATGTAGAAACGATCATGAAAAATTTTAACGCTAACCCAAGAAACATGAACACTTTACGCGCAAAAGCATCCGCAATCAAGAATATTTCGGGTGAAAAGAACCGTCTCACGGAGCGTATTCGTAAAGCTCGTAATGAAAATAGTCTAAATCTCAAGTTCAATGTGGATAAAGTCAAATCCCTGAACAACGCGAAATCCCTGAATAACAAAATCAACCAGGCTTATATAGGTAAGGCCAAGAAGAATCTCTCTCGTCGTGCACTTAATAGGAACGTCAACATATCTGACGAACTCAACGCCATCAAGACGATGAATAATGTGCAAAAACTCAAGAATAAACTCAACGGTATACTCAACAGTAAAAAACGCGAAGATCTTAGGAAGCTCGAGGAAGTCATCAAAAACTTGAACCAAGAAAACAAAAATAGGTTCTTGCAAAAATTCAAAAACCAAAATAATTCCTTGGGTAATATTCTTAACAACGTTCAGGCATTCAAAAACAACAGAGAGAAACAAAAATTTGAAAATCAAAAACAAGAGCTGTATAAATACCTCAACGAGACTCTCAATCTTAACGTGAAGGATCGTAACGCTATCATGTTCAATTTCAACACCACAAAGAATCTCAACGCCATGAAACAAAAAGCTAACGCACTTAAGAAGACACGGAACACAGAGAAGATCACAGCGAATCGTCAAAAGTTGGGAGAACTTTTAAACTCTATGAATCTCAGTGTCGAAAATAAAAATTCTATACTCAAAAAGTTTGATCAGCAACCGGGTAACGTGGAGACGTTCGAAGCGAATGCGAAGTCTCTCGTGGAACAGAGAAAGTCTGAAAAACGTGGTGGTGAGCGTGATGAACTCATGCGTTTCATGAATAATTTAGGTCTTTCGAACCAAAACAAAAATATGATCGTCGGATATTTTAATCAGTCACCAAACAAAACCTTAGAGTCTGCGAAGAATAATGCGACATCCACGAAGCAAACTCGTCAGGAAGAAAAGCTCGAGAATGCGTTTAAGAATTTAGCGAATCTCACCAATGACGACAAGTCTAAGTTACGTGCAGAAGTTAAGTCGGGTGTGAACGTCAATACGGTCATCAACTCTGCGAAACGTCTCAACGTGGATAAGCGGGAGAAAAAGGCGGTTGAACAAAATGTCATCAACTACGTGACCTCTAAGAATCTTGGTCAAAATGGAGAGAAGCTGATCAAAAACTTCAGGAATGGTCTGCTCACTCAAGAAAAGGTCAAAGTTGAGGCTAACAAGAAGCGAGCGTCTATGAACGCCAACATCGTCGCGAATAAAAAGGCGAGACTTCGTAATTTTATGAAGAATACACTTCTAACAAACGCCGATAAAAACAAATACGCGGAACGTGTTGGTCTCGACACGAACCTGAGCACCATCGAGAAAAATATTCAAACCGTCAACAAAGAACTCAAACGCAAACGTAATACGTTTGCTAGTAAGCAGTCTGAATTGACTGCCTATCTCAATGGTCTCACGAGTTTGACCAACGACCAAAAATCAAAACTCATGAGTAAAGTAAAGAATAATACCACAAATATAGAACGTATCAAACGTGAAGGTAAAAAAATCGATGATCAGATGAAAAACAAGTCCGAAAAGGCCACTAAGAGGGCTGCAAAGACTGAAGAGGATAAATTCAACGCAGCGGGAGCTTTTAATGCTTACCTGAAAAAGGCGGAAAAAAGGGAGAACAATAATTTTAACGCTATAAATGCACTCGAACTTCTAAACCGTAACAGAAACATCTCCAATCTTCGCACCTACGTGAATAAATCGTCTTTGCCCACATCTGTCAAACAACGATACATTAAACAGATCGAAAAACCTGGCACGAATCTGAGACCGCTACGAAACTTACTCGAGAGTAACATAAAGTTGGAGGCAAAGCGCGCCGTGGTATCCAACGCAGCCAAGAAAAAATTCGGACCCTTGTATCGTCTGTCCAAATGGAAACCACTCATAGATGATGCAAAAACTGTTACAGCTTTAGAAACCATCAACAAAAACCTCAAAAACAGAATCGAACTGGAAGGTGAACTAAAGAGTAGTAAGATTCCCTCCAAGAGGAATTTACTCGGAAAGGTGATGCGAAGCGACATGAAGGTCAAAAACTTACGCAGAACGTTTGAAAAGGAACTGAATAACATGGAGATCTCTGACGTCACGGGACCTCTCGTGAGTGGCATCATAAACAACGTGGTTCGCAAAAATGCGGCCGCGACGAAAATACAAGCTGGATTCAGGGGTAAAAAGGCACGTAACAAAGCCAGGGTGATGAAGTTCGAGAGGAACACACCCGGTGTTTCTGAACTTTACGTACCCGAAACCAACTTTAAAGGTGAAAAGTTTAAAGCGAGTAACACCAATCCACTCGCTCTGGAATCTTTTAAGACTGCCGCTAAAAAGGTGAAAAATCAGCAATTCATAAACCGTGTAAAATTAGCCGCAAAAAAGACTGCCGTATCGACCATGCCTCCAGGTCCTGACCGTGTCAAGGCCGCGAGAAACCTGGCACCGAAAACCCAAAATAACGTGAAGAAGGCTGAAAAGGCTGTCGAGATTTTCAACCGTGGATCTGCTATAAGTGCGATCAACAAACTCAAGAAGATTTCCCAGAAAGCAAAGACGAATTACAAGGGGCAGATTAGCCGAGCAAAATCGAAAGCCGAACTTGAAAATATCAAAGCGCGTGCGACACAGAACGACAACGCTATTCGCGCGAGCGAAGAAGAAGCAAAGCGAAAAGCGAAGGCGGAAGCGATGAAGAAGATAGAGGACGAGAAGAAAAAGGCGGAGGCGAGGAAGAAAGCGGAGGACGAGAAGAAAAAGGCGGAGGCGATGAAACGGGTCATGAACGCCGCGAATGCATACGTGGCGGCGAGGAAACCCAAGACCAACGTGAGGAAGGCGGCAGAGGCCGCGGCTGAGTCCGCTAAGGAGAAGCTTCGTAAAAACGCGGAAAAGAAGGCGACTATGACGAATAAGTCGAGTTATCAGGCAAAGATTAACAGTCGAAACTTCAAGATACCAAAGAACCGAAAGAAGATATTCACCAGTCGCATCCAGAGGGCGACAACTTTGGGACAGGTTCTGAAGGCATATGAAAATGCTCAAAGTGAACTACAATTAAAGAAATAAAGTGCTTGTATAGTAATGACAACCTGTGATGTGTGTTGTGAAAAACTGAACAAGATAAATCACAAACAGGTCAAGTGTCCCTTTTGTGATTTAACGAGTTGTAGATCATGTTGTCAAAGGTACATCCTCTCCACGTTTGAGGATCCACATTGTATGGGGTGTAAGACTTTATGGAATCGTGAGTTTGTAGATTCGTTCTGTACGAAATATTTCAGACATACCGAACTAAGACGTCACAGAGAGAATGTTCTTCTTGAGCGCGAGAAGGCGCTTATGCCCGAAACGCAACCCGAAGTTGAAAGAATCATCAAGATGCGAAAACTTCGTCGTATCATTCGACAACAGAAAGAGAAACTCATAGAACTTCATCAAAAATACCAAACGTCTCAACTCGAGATACCCACACCACAAGAAATTCAAGTGCTTTACAAAGAGATGGAGGAAACGTATAAAACTCTGGAACGACTCAGAAATACTGGTTCGGTTATCGAACAGGAACCAAAACGTTTCATCCGAAAGTGTCCTATTGAAGAATGTAGGGGATTTCTCAATGAGGAATGGTATTGTGGATTGTGTGAGCAATATTATTGTAAAAAGTGTAACGAGTTGCTCGGCGAAGATCACGAATGTGATCCACAGGTGGTGGAGACGATGAAACTACTTAACAGAGATAGTAAATCGTGTCCAAAATGTGGAACCGTCATACACAAGACGAGCGGGTGCGCACAAATGTGGTGTGTTAAATGTCACACCGCGTTTAATTGGAGAACGGGAGAAATAGAAACTGGTCGGATACACAACCCTCATTTTATCGAGTTCAAAAAAAAGACGATGATGTCCCGGGAACATGGTGACATTCCATGTGGTGGAATGCCTACGTTCAGAGAACTTCGGGAAATTGGATCCACGAATGATATACTTCAATACGCGATGATCATACATTACACAGAACGCGAGCATACATTCATCGACACGAGACCCATAAACAACACACCTCTCAGAATTTCCTACATGCTCAAAGATATAGACGAAGAAGATTTCAAAAACTATCTTCAGCGGCAAGAAAAGTTTCTAGAAAAATCCAGGGATCTTTCACATATTTTTGAAATGGTATCAAACACCGGTGCAGATCTTCTCAGACAATACGTGATCGAGCCACATCGACACGACGAGATACTGGGATTACTACAACAAATTGTAGAATACGCCAATACCATATTTGAGGATATCAGACGAAGATACAATTGTAGACTTCCTAGAAATATTTATGTATGAGTACTATAAGATGATACTTCTGTTCTTCTTGGTCATATTGATCATTTTCTTGTTACCAGTGTATCAGATGCCTCGTGTGTTTCACGATTTCGTCACACCACAAGAGAGGAAACACATCATCGAGAAGGCGAAAGACAAACTCGAACCTTCCATGATTTCGGCCAATAACAACAAAAATGAAAATATACGAAAGAGTGAAACCGCGTGGTTAAGTCGAGAAGATCCAGTGATTGATGCGGTCATTCATAGGTGTTTACAATATATAGACCGTCCCGTGGAAAATTGTGAACAGCTTCAAGTGCTTCGGTATCAACCAGGTGGATTTTACAAACCTCATCAGGATCATATCAAAGATGGCCCAAATCCAAGATTATACACGTTTATACTCGCACTAAACGATGAATACGAAGGTGGTGAAACTATCTTTCCAAATTTAGGAAAAGAATATAAACTACGAGCTGGGGACGCTCTCTTCTTTGACACACTGGATAATTATGAACTCGATACGTCCAAGGCTTTACACGGAGGAAATCCTGTAAAGAATGGGGAAAAATGGGTTTGTAATTTATGGGTCCGGAAATATCCTTACATTTGAGACTCTTCGATTCGTTTCTTGGCCAAGTCGAAATACTTCTGGTCCATCTCGATACCTATGAACTTCCGGTTCGTATTTACACACGCGACGCCCGTCGTACCCGAACCCATGGTACTGTCCAACACGACATCACCTTCGTTCGAGTACGTCTTGATCAGATACTCCAAAAGTTTCACCGGTTTTTGTGTTTCGTGAATGGTATCATTTTCTATGTCAAATTCTATAATCTCCGTGGGATAATTCGTAAACTTTTGGCTGTATTCAGAGTTTCCCAGAAGTTTATTGTTTGGACCGAGATGATGACCCTGGTTCAACATCTTTCCTATCCGCTTCTCAGAGTTTTTCTTTTTGATATCCACGGGAACGAGTCCCTGTGGATTATACGTCATGTTTCCCTTATGTTTCGATGCCGCCGCCGCACCACCCGGTGAAAAAATAGCGACATCCTCCGTACATTTCATGGGTCGATAATTCGCCAAGAGATACTGCGTCGTCTTGTTCTTTTTCCAAATGAGATTGTACTTGAACCATTTATAGTTACTCGAGACGAGACGAGACGTGAACGGTTGTTGCCCAAAGAGGGCGACGACTCCGTGAGGTTTCTTGAGGATACGAGAATACTGTTTCCAAAGGGTGTCCATATCTATGATGGTATCCCATTTACAACGAGTACTTCCGTATGGTAAATCAGTTACTATTAAATCTACGCTATCGTCGGCTATTTTATCCATCTCCACGAGACAGTCTCCTTGATAGAGTTCCATACTTCTCCATCGAATCATTTTTTTAAGTAAGCGAGCGCCTGATTGAGCTTCTTCACCGTGTCACCGAGTAGCCCCAGTCCCCTATTACATGGTTCACAGATCCAACCCCGAAACTTGAGAGAATCGTGATCGTGGTCCCACACGAGCGGTCGCACGTTGTTACAAATCTCACACGGTGTATCATTTGGCGCCTTCGTGGAACGTGCATTTTTTCGTGCTTTACTCGTCTCTTTTCGGGTCTGTTTGTAACACGTATTACAATCACCACGCCTGTAGTGAACACCCCCGTAGCGAAAGGCGGCCGTTCCCACCGTATTGAATGGGAAACACGACAGAGGCTTTGACGATTCACATCGCATACATTTCTTGTCTTGGGTTCGCGACCATTCGACTTCCTCTTGACAGGACCCGAATCGCGGCGTCCCGTATTTGGTATCGTCGATGTAGTGACTGTTGATCTTATTCGTCACAGGAGGTTCTTCTCTTTCGTAAAAGTTAGGATCAATCACGAGAATCTGAACATGATTCTCGTGAGCGTAGAGTCTTACGGAAAGGGTGGACATGTTTACTTTTTAATAATATGTGTAAAAAACTTAGGCTTCGATCTCGCCTTTTTCAATAAGCTTCTTACGATTCGCCATATGAAGGTCCTGGACCAGAGCCTTATTCTCGGCTCCATAGGGTACCGCGTATCCCTCGTCACAGAGCCATTT